CTGCCGGACTCTTCATCTCTACCTTTGTAGGTTTCCAAGCATTCTGTAAGTCAGTAGTCAGCTTGGCTCGGATACCCATAAGCTTGGCAGTCAGTACGTCTGCTTTATCCAAGTTAAACTTGAACCCGTGGCGTTCCTGTTGGGTAACGATATACCTGAACCAATGTTCAATAGCTATCATCTCCCGACTGGGCTGCTGTTTGAATAAGTAATCGTAGAGTAACTGAGTAACTATAACATCTCGTTCACAGTACTTACGCATCTCCTCGTTGTACTCTTCAAACGCATCGTCCTGCTCTCCGTACGTTAACTTAGTAGCACTGCCCATCCTGTGTCCCCAAGCCTTCAAGCTGTGAGAACCTACTAACTCCTTATCGAATTTGTTACGTCCCCAATCATCGTTCCTCAAGTCTGGAAATACACACCGACTAACAACCAATGTATCAAGTACTTTTGTTAGGGGTGCAGTGAATCCATATAACTTCTTCAAGGCAGGTAGGTCGAAGTCAATGACGTTGTGTCCGACGAGACGCTCTGCTTTCTGTAGCTCTAACAATCCACGCTCTATACTTTCCCCGTGAAACGTCAGCATCTTAGGGAGCATAGGATCGTAGATCGATAAGCAATGGCAAGTATGTAAGTCAGATAGTGTAGCCCAATCGTTAATCTCGTTGGTCTCTATATCAAAGAATAATGTTCGTGTCATGCTTCCTCCTCCAATGTTTTACTTGCTTGTCCGTACATAATATACAGCTCTTCATTATCCTTTAGGTACTTCTTAAGTATCTTACGAACAACAAAGTTTAACTCTTCGTGTTCATTTAAATATAATTCTTTGTAAGTATCCCTAAAGTATTTACTATCAACTTGTAGTCGTCCTTTTTGGAATCTCAAGTAATTAACTAACTCTGCTTCTGCTCCGTTAATCATAGCACTTGCAAGAAATTCTATCTGATTATCTGTTATTGGTTTCATTATTAGAATGGGTTATTGGTTTCATCGTTTGGTTTAAACACATCAGGACTGTATCGTCCCGTTGCATTGTCGTAGTGTAGTGTATCACAGTGTCCTGTCTGTCCGCTGAATCTATTCTTTAATACACGCACTCTTGTTTCGTTACTGATTGTCTCACTTTGTTGGTTACGCTCCAGTCCTATAACAATATCAGACAGCTGTGCTATAGCTTGGCTACCTCTTAGGTGGTGAAGACTTACTCGTCCTCCTTCTTCGTGTCCACTATCTACACGCTTTAAGTGAGACACAAGTACCATACCACATCCAGTCTCTTCGACTAGACTTCTAAGCTTGGTCATGGTGTTATCAATCAAGCGTCGCTCGTCGTCTCCTTGGATACCACTAACTACAATCGATAGGTGATCTAAGAAGATCCACTTGCAGTCGTACCCTTTAATTAGATACTTGATCTTACTCAGTAGGTTGTCGCTATCCATACTGCCGAAGTGATCGTAGGTGTAGAAGTTACCGTTGCCTACCGTCTCTTCAAACGCAGGCCTCAGTACCTCCTCGCTTGTATCGTCTTCCTCAAGGTGTATAGGTTTGTTGATGTGGATACCCATGATACCGAGTGCCGTCCGCCTGACTGACTCCTCTAGTGCTATGTATCCTACCTTCTCGTCTAACCCTAGTATATGATGAGCGACCTCCCGACAGAACAAGGACTTTCCAATCCCACTACCCGCACAAACGGTTACTAGTTCTCCTTGTCTCAAACCGAGGGTCAACTCATTCAACCCACTATATGGATACGGTATAGATTTACTGTGTTCTCTGTCAGCGATAACATCCCATAGCTCCTTACCATTTACGATGCCGTCTGGTCTGTACTCACGTGCGTCGAACAAGCAACTGACTAACTCCTTCGCTCGTCCCGCTACTAACATATCGTTCGGGTCTTTGAGTGGTAGCTCTGCGATGTGTGCCTTGCCAGGCGTTAGGAGTGCTGCACATTCAGCTGCCCCTTTACGTCCGACATCATCCATATCAAAACAGAAGACGACTTGTTCGTAACGGTCTAACCAATCGATTGCTTGAGCTACAAACTTCTTAGCTGCTCCGGCTCCGTTAGGTACACTAACTACAGGCCACTTGTTATCCATAGCTTGGGAGGTACTCAGTGCATCGATCTCTCCTTCCACTACAATGACACGACGACCACCATCCCGCCAAAGGTGCTGACCATATAACCCGATCAGCTCGCCTTTAGTGGCGAATTGTTTATTGGCGTAGCGTATCTTCTGACCACAAGTCTTACCGTCTCGTGTTTTATAGTTAGCTATCTGACAAGGCTGTCCGTTGTGATTGCCCATCCAGTATCCCCACTTCCGACAGGTGTCTTCGGTAAGGTTACGTCTAGCAATAGCTTCGGGTTCTCCAGTTATATAATCTCTCGGTGTTGGGGCTGGTTTCATTCGTCCGTCTCCTCCTCCAACGTGATCGTCGCAACTGAAACAGTGGGTGCTACCGTCGTCGTTGATGGAGAGAGCGTCTGAACTTCCGCACTTATTGCATGGTTGATGCGTTGCTGTGAAAGCCATGATTTTGGTATAGTTTTGTTAGCATATTTTATTCCTTTCTTATCGCACCAAGCTGCGTAGGTGGTCTTGCTACCCTTACGAATCTTGTTAGAGGCATCCATAAACACCAAGCGTATATCTAGGTGTGGATGTTGCTCTCGTATTAGTAGATGCTTCTTCCTGTCCTCCACGACCCACAACCCTTTGGCTTCAATGATGATGCCGTTGGGTAGTATGAAGTCGGGAGTATAGGTAGCAGTCTTTGTGTACTCTAACTTGAGTGACTCGTATTGATATTCAACACCACTCTTACGCAGTTGATACGCTAATCTTTCTTCGAAGCCGGACCTAAATCCGTTCTTAGAAGTTCGCTGTGAGGGTTTCTTCCGACGTTTCTTCCGCATCAAATGCTTGGTCTAAGTTTTCACCGCCGTTTGCTATGTATCCCTCTTCTTCTGTGAATCCAAAGGACTCAGCAGCTATACCACCTACTCCTCCGTTCTTTAATTGTATAACTTGTACAGCACTCAACTCAAAAGTCACTCCGAATCCTTGACTTGGTACAAACCAGAACTTAGGACGGAATGCTACATTGACTTCACTACCTCCCCAAACCTGTACGTCTTCTGGAAGTGGTTGTCCTTTAGCGTCGTACAAAGCTATGTTCAACTGGTACTCCGTGCCGTCACGTCTTCTACCTCCAGCTTTCAACTTAGCTTTTAACATATGTCCGTCATCTGTCTCGGTAAAGGGTAAGCCCTTCTGTTCAATCTTCTTACCGGGATTAGCATCCATCACATCCTTTAACTCCTGTTCGTACAGAGGTTTGATCTTGTTAACTATTTCTTGTTTGGCTGCTTCATCAATCACTAGGTCACAGCTATACACACCATACTCATCAAACCTTTTGTTCGGTTCATTCAAGTGGGCGTATCTAGCGATGCCTCGTGCTTTTATTATATCATGTTTACGTCTTGCTTTTACTGTCATATCTCGATGTATGTTTATTGGTTCTTTAAGAAAGCAGATACTTCATCTGTGTAATTGCGGAAACATCTAAGTCTCCAAGCTCCGGCACTGACGGAAGTTCTGCTTCTGGGTTTGTGTTGACTTGCTCCATACGGAACTCGGTTAGGAGATCAACGGTGAAAGTTTTAGTGTAGGTTTCTCGGACGATTCTATTCATAGCTCGGACATTACAAGCGTGTGTTACGAAACAGTCATGTATATATCCCGCATCGAAGTCAACCTCATTAGCAACTTGATGGACAACACAAGCATCTAAGCTGTGTATAAAGTTAGCGGTCACTGCGTCTTGTTGTCCCTTCGGATCAATCTCATTAGCTAGTTCTTCAGTGTGTAACACCATATTAGTACAATCAAAGACACTTGCAACAGATACCTTCTTCGTCTTTCTGAATGATTGTATGACTTTAAATCCCGTAGGTGTAGTCCACATCAAAGGTGATTCATAACCAAGACCACGTATACTTTCCTTTAGGAACTTCATCACTTTATTGACGGGTCGACACACCTCATCCGCTATAACATTTACTATCTTACTGATCCACAACACAGCGGTAAGCATCTCTCCTGTACTGGTCCACGGATGATTCAATCCAATACTATAAAAGATATTTTGTGAGAGCATATAACTTGATGATCCATACGGTCGGTTCATAACTGCTAACTTAGCTAGCTTACGAGAGAATCCATACTGCATCCAACTATGTGCGATAACACCTCCGTCTTCCTTTAATTTATCGTACACACGGTCAGCTACGTGTTGGTAAAGATCGTTACTTCTGTCTGGTTCTACCAAGTTACACATCCGTCCAGTCTCTTTGTCACGTAGTAACAAGCTAAGTATTTGCATACCATTATTACTACAGTCTTGACGCACAGGTAAGTAAGATACATATCCGTATCCCTCCTCCGTGAACTGCTTGAACTCCAGACAGAATCGAAGGAAACAAAACGGATCACTTGCATCTGTCCACCAATCTGTACCGTGTGGATCACTCGCAGCTTCCAATATAAACTTCTGTCGTTTACCTACCCACTCAAGTCGCTCCTCTCGTGTACCTTTTACTCCCCACATGTTCGCACCGTGGATCATAACAGCTTGAAGGTCTTCTTCATCAACTATTTGTTCGCCCCTTTTAAAGTCCAACAAACTCTTAGCCAGGTCGTTACCTTGTGGATGTAAATAGTGAGGCAAAGCATAGACTCGTCCCCGGTAGTCACAACGGTAAGGAAAGTATAACTGATCCCACTTACTATAAATCTTAGCCAAGTGCATGATCCGACAAGCTTGAAACCTTTTACTATTATTGGATTGGTTGGCCGTCTTGATGTCCTTTTGTTTTAATCTCCAAGCACGTAGTTCATGCGGACAATCACCGGTGTATCTCGGTTGCTCATCTATCTCGCCGAACTGTGGAATGTTACCTACTACTCGTTTGTTTTCGTAACACTTTAAAGTTATATCTAATATCTCTTTGTTAATTTTCCACTTTACCTTCTGTAAGTTATTAACAGCACGGAACACATGGTCGTACGCTTTTACGTGCGGTTCAAACCAACTGAGAGGTTTACCAGTGAAGAATGGAATGGGTGCTATGTGTTTAGTTGAGTATCCACCACCTATAATAGTGAACCAATCAACCGGTTCTTCATCGAGTGCCATCTTGAACGGACGACATCCTTCCATCCACTTATCAAACCGCCTGATCCAATCGGTAAAGTCTTTAGTAGGTACGACTAAGCGTTCGGGCTTGAAGGTTTTCTGTTTAGCTTTGAAGCCGACCTCCCACAATCCAGTAGCTAATCGTATCTCCTCACACAACCAAGCACCTAAGCCCACCTTTAATTTATGATCCCAAAGTGTGAAGCGTTCCTCGTTGGACTCGTACAGGTAGAACTGTTTGAGCTTCATTGCTTTACTCCTGTCATCTAACTTTAACAGATCAAGTTTATTAGGGTGAAAGTTTTCGGTTGCTTGTTTCCACCGTGCTTCATTCTCAAAGGCTTTACCGATACGAAACGCCATACCAGACACACTCAAGTTACGATCTAGATGGTCGAGGAATGTACGCATAGCGATAACAGCTACTTCATACGGACACATATCAAGGATGAAGGTAAGGAACAATGGAGTAGTGTGTTCTGTTTGTCCTCCGAATTGTTTCATGTACTCATCGATACGCACTCCTAACTTCGGACACATAACAGATAAGATACGCTTCGCACTTGCCGTGTTAGATGACTCTCCTTCCGCTCGTAGTTTAGCTTGTTGGTTACGGTACTGTGCTCGTCCCCACTCCCTCATACGCCAAGTCTTCCCTCGTGTGTCTTTCATTACTCTAGATTTGATGATTGAAACCAAGCGACTGGTCGTTTCCGTGCCTTGGATGTACGATAAGCTACTAAATTACCGAACTCGTCCCGCACATACTTGCCGTTCTTATCGGTTTTGAAACCAGTCACTTGATTGTTCCCCCAAAAGTAGTGGAATCCATCGTAAATAGCTTTGTGATCGATACCGCCCCACGCAAACGAAAGGTCAGTTATCTCGTCATTTATGTCGAACTTTGTGCTCATGTCTCAGTATGTCGTTCTCCGCCTCCCAAAACTGCCCGTCTACTACGAACGGTTGCTTGTTCTCTAGGGTCATCGATTCGGTTTGCGAACAGGTAATCTTGTACTTCGTCCTCATCCAAGCCTTCAATCGCTTCCAAATGATATTCTCTTTCTCTCTCTTCTTCATCGTATAAATCGTATGGGTTGTTGCTGTTCAGCCAGTTATCGTAGTTGTTCATTCTTCTAATCGTTTGGTTTCGTCCTCAAGTAGTTGTTGTAAGGACAGGTACAATGGAAAGTATTTGTGGTTGGTGTCAAGCTTCCCGTCAAACTCATTCCACATAATATGGTACATTAATTCTTCAATCATGTCGCTCGGTTGTAGTAAGGTTTCTTTCATAACATATCGTAAGCCCAAGCAAAGATCAGCAAGCCGGCTAAGACAAGCATCCCAAAGGTGAGTAGGCTCATTGGTTTTGTAGTGGGTTGTCGGTGTTCTGTCTTATTACGCCCTCTATCGTGGACGCTTTACGCTCCCGTTTAAGTTGCTCGTCTTGTAGCTCTACTAAGCGTTCACGGACTCGTAAATTGTCGGTTAGCTTGTACTTTAATCCTGTGTAGTGAGTGATGAGGGCTTGTAAGGATTCGTCATCTAAGCTCGGTAAGTTTTCGGGGTCAGTTGTCATTGGTTAGTTATTTAGCGTATTCAAATACTTCATTATCTAAACACTCGTCAATCAATTCCTCATCGTAAGTGTTGTGAAGTAGATCGTATTGGTATTGTCTCCACTCGTTGAGTGTTTGTGGTCGGTTAGGTTTCCAGTACCAGTCATCGCTGTATGCTTCCTCAAAGTCTTCAATAATCCAACTTTTACGGAGTGCTATCAGTGCTTCAATCTTTTGTGAACGGGTAGGTTTAGTCGGTATAGTAGTATTCATTTTAGGTATTTTTGGTATTGGTTTTTATCGGTTAAAGCTGTGATCGGTACAAGTTGTGCCTTCGTTTTCCATGCCTTGCAAGCTTTTATCACAGACATCACAAGTTTTACGGACAGGTACACTTAGCTTTTTAATTTCCTTGAGGGTTTGCTTGGCTTGCTCTATGAAGTCGCCCTTGCTACTAGCACTACCTTGAAACTGAGGGTACTGACGGCAAGCCCAAAGAATTGACGGACAGGTAAGGTATCGCTCGCTGTCGACTCTATAGAAGAAAGCGATTTGATTGCCGTTGTGATCGGTTAGGTAGTAGGTTACTGACATTGCTCTACACTTTCCAGTTTATTTAGCTTTGCGTAGCATTTGCTTAATTCGTTTCTAAGCCAGTCAACATATGTCGGATCATCTTGCCAGTAAATTATGGCTTCTTTTGTATTCTCTATGATTTGCTCAATATTTTTAATGTCGGATAGATTATTCATATGATATTTGATTTTGTAATTGTTCATTGGTTTTGATAGTAGATGGGTAATAGCTTCTAAGATTCAAGTACGCAATCAGCAAGCTGTTCAGCAAGTTGAATAGATAATTCTTCAAGGTCATCATCGGCACTTAATTCTGTGACAGCCCAGTGTTTATGAAAGTAACAAGCCCCAGAGAAAGAATTATCACCAGATTGAAAGTTTAATTCTTCAAGGTTATCACAAGTGCTAAAGGTCATTTGTATGGCTTCACTTTCCCCTGCCTCATCATAACTTGGAAGGTAGTTTTCAAGAATTGAAAAGATAGAAGCTTGGATTGATTTGATTTTTTGATCTGTGTTATTCATTTTGGTTTAGTAAGTAAGGTAAGGTTATGAAAAGATGATGCAAAGTACAACAATAGCCCACCCACCCAAATAGATGACTGGGAATGAGTTAGCTATGATGGCATCGAGTTTTGAGTTTTGTTCGTTCATGGTCTATTTTAGGTTTTAGTTATTAGTTAGAAATTGCTTGTTCTATTGCTCTTTTCTTTTTTGAGCCGTGTGGATTAATCCAAATTGATTTTGCTCCGATTCTATTACCTTTACACAACTGGCATTGATCGCAAGACAAGCCTTTGCTATCCGACAAACACTCAATCGTGTTTTTAGGTTGCTCCGGGCTTACATGAAAGAAACGCAAGCTTTTAGCCTTTGCACGGCGTACACTGTCGTTTGTCTCAGTTGATGCCATGAAATAGTTGCCGTATGCCGTAGCCTTTGATGGTGACATCTCTTTCCAATCGTGAAAATAGCCCGTCCAACCGTCACTTGCTTCTGTAATAGCTTTGACGATAGAAAGAGGAATTAAAGACGGATTGCCATATGCACCAAATCGCACCTTCCTTCCGTTAAAAACATTAGCGTAAAGGAACGGGTTTAGGTGGCTGTATTTGTTAGCCTTGTAAGCTTTCCAGATAGAATTGGGAGCCTGTCCAACATTTACATAGCAACCATTACCACTAGCAAACTTACACCCAGTGCAAATAGTTTTAGCATCAAGACCGTTCTTAACGCCATCAACTGGTGAGTGGTCTGCTAACAATATCCACACTTGAATCATGTTGCCAGTCTTTCTATTAGAAGTTTTGAGGGTAGCAATGACGGCAAAATTCTCGCCGTTTTTAGTTCCTTCGTGAATTATGAATCCGTTGTCTTTCATATTATTGGTTTTTGATTGTTAAATTTGAACCCCGGAGCTATCGATTATTCCCTCATCACCACTTGAAACAAGAAACCAAGCAATCTGCTTTCCCATTGTGTTTCTTACGATTATTTCCGACAATTCGACGGCGTTAACGGCTTCTTTTAATGCCTTCCAAGAATAGCCTTCATTCAAT